TGCAAAGACCTCTCCCGCTTTTCCAGAAATTACATTGATGGGGGACGATACTTGGAAAAGATTTTCCCCTTGCTGGGTGTTCGCTTCATCGCCATCAACGACTGTTATGACACCCTGAGCGATAATCGGCTGTCCAATACCTTTTTGGTACCCTTCAAGAATCTCATCAATGACACCTACTGCAAGGATATTTCCGTAAAGATACGGACGAACCTCGACGTGAAACGCCGGAAGGGGGAATATGTAGGTGCATATACTCCCTACGGGTACATGAAGGATCCGGGGGACAAGAACCGCCTTGTTGTTGACGAGGAGGCAGGTAGAATCGTCCAACAGATATTCTCTCTCTATAAGGACGGTATGAGCGTCGGGCAGATTGCGACTCATTTGAACGAACTTGGCATACAGTCTCCCATGAGACACAAGATAACCAGCGGAATAAACTTTGGGACAGGGTTCAAGACCCGTGAGGGAGCGAAGTGGTCATACAATGCTGTTCGACGCATTCTTGTCAATGAGGTTTACACAGGGATTCTCATCCAAGGAAAAAGGGGGACACCCAACTATAAGGTGCATATCGTGCAAGACCGGGATGAAGCCGACTGGATTCGGGTGGAAGATGCCCATGAGGCTCTTGTCACATTTGACGATTTCATAACGGTTAACACCCTGTTGCACAGGGATTCGCGAGTGGCAACAAGTACGGACTCCGACAACAATCCCTTTTCAGGCTTTCTGTTCTGTGCTGACTGTGGCCATTCCATGGTTCGCAAGGTCGTTCCTTCCAAGGGAAAAAAGTATTACTACTACATTTGCTCCGCACACAGGCGCCACGATGGATGCAGCGCTCACAGCATTAGCGCGGCAGAAGTGGAACGAACGGTGAAAAATGCCATCGCTACCCATATCAGCAGTCTCCTTGATCTTTCGAAGACAATCGCCTATATCGAGCAGCTTCCGGAAGCCCATCGGCTCAGTTTGACTTATGCGGCACAGACGGACAAGTTGGAGGAGGAAATGGAGCATATCCGCAGGATGAAGCTCAGAATTTATGAGGATCTGACCGATGGTGTCATTGACAAAAAAGAGTATGCCGATTTCAGGAAGCAGTACACGGATATGATGGAGGAGAAGCAAGCTGTCCTTGAGCGTATCCAGCGGGAGAAACGGAATGCCCAAGTCTGCGGCGATGCTGAAAAAGCCTGGGTGACGTTGTTCCGGCAATACGAGAACATCGAGGAAATCAATCGTCGTGTACTCATGGCGCTGGTGGATAAGATCCTCATCTACGAGAACCATGCTATGGAAGTCGTGTTTCGCTACAGGGACGAGTACAGCAGACTGGTCGAATTCGTGCAGGATCATGCGGAGCTTCTTCCGCAAATGGCGTAAGGAGGGGTGCATGATGGCAAGAAAAAGTCGCAGGAAATCCATGCCGGAACCGATTGCCGAAAACAACGCCCAGTCGAATATTTATCCCACGGCCGTTTATGTACGCCTCTCCATGGAGAATCTTGGCAGGGATGATAACGGCGCTACCATAGAGAACCAGAAGGACGTTTGTCGGGAGTATATCAGCCAATGCCCCGATCTTCAACTGCTCAAGGTTTATGAGGATAACGGATGGTCCGGAATCAATATGCGTCGGCCTGCCTTTGAGGAAATGATGGGGGACGTGAGAAGTGGCGTCATAAAGGCGATTGTGGTGAGAGACCTTTCAAGATTTTCGAGGAATTACATCGAGGCGGGAACCTACCTTGAGAAAATCTTCCCGGAGCTTGGAGTCCGCTTCATCTCGGTGAAGGAGCAGCTGGACACGCTTCATGTCGGCGATATTTCGAATTCCCTCATGGTATCGCTTCAAAACCTTATCAATGATTTCTACTCCAAGGATATCTCGCGCAAGGTGGAGACCGCTCTCGCCACCCAGATGCGTGAAGGAACGCTTCGCTGGCGCAGCGTCCCCTACGGTTATCGCAGGAATGAAGACCGCACAAATATCGTTCCGGACGATGAGAGAGCCGGTTTTGTGAAGCAGATGTTTGAATGGGCAGCAGAGGGGGTATCGCAGAGCGAGATTGTGCGTCGGTTGAATGAAGCCAATGCCCCCAGAGCGGTCACATCACGCAGTATAAGCAACCTGTGGGTAAGCGACAGCGTCAGAACTATTCTGAGAAATCCCGTCTATATCGGTACCCGTATTATGGGTAAGGCGCATACTGCCCTTTATAAAGGGATCAAACGGGAGTGTACGCCGCCGGAGCAATGGTATGTATTTCCCGGTGCGCATGAACCGCTAATAGGGTGCGAAGTATTTGACAAGGTACAGGCCATCATGGATGAACGTGCAAAGAAATGGAGATTGGCTCAGGCTCGCACTGCCAAAGACAGAGAAGGAATAAAAAACCTGTTCCACCACAAGATCTTCTGCGGAGACTGCGGGAGCAAAATGGTCCTCAATCGGAGGAAGCGTATGGGTAAGGTCAAAGGATCTTTCGGCCGGTACATTTGCACATCCTCCGCCTCCTACCATCCGGCGCGTGGCAGCAGTTGTAGCACACATCTTATCCTTCAGACCGTTCTGGAGGAAAAAGTCCTTGCCGTCATCAGGACACATACCCAGATTGCGCTGGAATATGAAAAGCTCATAGAGCATTTCAGGAACAGTAACAGTGACAGAAAAAATCGGAAGCTGTTAGACAAAGCGATCCGGGGTGTGACACAAAAAATGGAAGCAGTCCATCGGAAGCATACCAGGCTCTATGAGGACTATGTGGACGGAGTATTGGATGCAGAAGAGTACGGATTTGCAAAAAAAGCATACCAAGACGAGGGAGAACGGCTCAACCTGCAGCTTGAGGATCTGGTGGCAGAGAAAAAGGCTTATGAGGATGCCATGTCACCGAAGAATCTGTGGATTACGCTCATGCGCAGTGTCAGGAACATGAAAAAACTCTCTCAGGAATTGGTGGATGCCACAATCGATCGGATTAATGTCTATGAGGGAAACAGGATTGAAGTCGTGCTGAAGTACCAAGATGTCTTCGAACTTTCTAAAAGTTACCTGAAGGAGAGTGGAGAAAGTGTCTGAAAAGCGGATAGCGATTTATATGCGTCTCTCTTCTGCTGATGAGGAAACCGGAAGAAGCAAGGATGAAAGCAACAGCATTGTGAATCAACGTGGACTCATCCATCATTTTCTTGATGAGCATCCTGAGCTTTCCGGCTGTTCCCGTACCGAATTCGTGGATGATGGCTTCAGTGGTGCTAATATGGATCGACCGGCATTCCAGCGTATGATAACAGCCATCAAAAAGGGGGAATTCAGCTGCTGCATTACAAAGGATTTTAGCCGTTTTGCGCGTGATTATATCGAGACGGGAGAATATCTGGAATGCTTGTTCCCTTTCCTGAAGGTGCGTTATATCTCCGTAAACGATGGCTATGACAGTAACAGCCTCCATGGTACAACCGGAGGTCTGGAGGCCGTGATGCGGGCCATTATTTACGATGCTTACAGCAAGGATTTGTCCCTGAAGGTGAAGACAGGACATGCTCAAGGAAGGAAAAAGGGGCGTCGGGTAATTGGTTATCCGGGCTTCGGGTACAGGATTGATCCGGAACATAGGGCGATGGATGTCATTGACCCTGAGGCTGCGGCGATTGTCCGTCGTATTTTTGATTCCGTCATAGGAGGCATGAGTATCGGTACTGTTGTAAAAATGCTGAACAGTGAGGATGTCCCTACTCCGGGAGTATATTTTCGTCAAAGAAATCCAGGCAGCAGGAAATATGCGGGCATGTCGGAGCATCAACGTTGGAACTACCGCATGGTCTATAGCATACTCAAACGGTACGCCTATACTGGGGCAGCTGTAGGAGGAATGCGTGAAAAGTTGACGCCGGGGAGCAGACGTTGTATCAAGAAATCCATTTCGGATTGGATTATTGTTCCCGGTATGCATGAGGCAATTGTCACGCCGGAGGAATTCGAGCTTGCTCAAAAAAGATTTGCTGAAAGTAGATTCCTTTCGAGAAAGGCACAGACCTATTCCCTGAAGTCACTTGTTTGCTGCGGAAATTGTTTGAGGCACATGGAACGTCACAAGGAAACAACACGGTTTCATTGCCGGTATGGTCAGAACGGCGGGGAAAGGGAATGCGCTGCGATTCGCTCGCCCAAAGAGAGAATACTGGAGGGCATTGTATTTCGAGCAATCCAGGATTACATGGAAATCATGTATGACCAGGCAGAGAAGAGGAAACTCCTGCTCAGTGAACGGGGGGAAAATATTGCTTCAGGAAAAACATCCATTGAGATGTTCACACATCGTATCGAACTCTTAAAGACAAAAAAATTTCAGGAATATGAGCTGTTTGTCGCTGGCAAGATAAGCAAGGATGACTATTTGCAGAAAAAAAGGTCGATAGATAATGAGATTGCCGAGGCAGAAGCTGAAAAAGAAGCTATGCAGGAACGATTCAACATCTCGGAAAGTAGTGGCGCATCAACAGAGGTGGAAGCCTTATGTGATCTGTTTCGGGGCGAAGGTGAATTGACCTATGATATGGCGCATGCCTTTGTAGATAGGATTTTGGTATATCCCGATGAGCGGATCGAGATCCAGTGGAAATATTGTGATTGCTTTTCGAGAAATGAGGAGACGAAATAATGTTGATGGAAGTGTGGTATCCACCTGACAAGGAGAGTGATTGGCCATTACTCTCCCTCAGTGCCACAGCAGAGATATGGGGTGTGGTCTTTTCTGTGGGACGTAGAGCCGGACCAGGGGAATGTCTGGTGTAATAGGAGAAGTTTTTAGATTTTACTTGACACAAGCAGACGTAGTGCAGGCAGGATTCGTCATTTCCAATAGCGAGGTCGGACTGGGGCATCTGACTGTAGAGCCGCTGATCTATCGGCTGGTCTGTAAAAACGGTATGATCTGCAAGGACTTCTCCCAAAAGAAGCGCCATGTCGGGCGGCAAGTGGAGAGCGGTGATACCGCTTATGAGCTTTACAGTGACGAAACCTTGGCGCAGGACGATAAGG